CATTTTTGAAACTCCACAGGGATGTTATAAGAAATCATCCAGTAGTAAATAAGCTCCGACGTAACCGTTTCTTTATTGCCTCTTGTCTGCTTGTCCTCGATAAGGCAAGTTGCAGTCATAGGTGCTTCAATGTAAGCATTGATGGCGGCGTAGTTTTCAGCAGACAGCCGAGTGTATACTTCGGGATCTACATTCTGGGTTAAGGTCATACATCGTACATAATCAAGAATTTCCTCGTCGGTTTTTTCTTGTTTTCCGAGAAACGCCTTATTCCATTTGCTTTCCCATTTTGAAAGGGAGACTAAGGAATGCTCCAGCTGCAAAGTCTGCTCTTTCTTGTAGACAAATTCCTCATGAATTTCATCCCAAAACTCGGCAGCCGACACAGTAATTTTCAGCATCCCTTAGTCCTCCGAGCTTTCTTTAATTAGATGCGATGGACGCAGCCTGCCCATTGCCGTTGGCACGCATCACACGGTTGACAAATTCGGATGCAGCACCGGCATCGGTGACAAGCTTCTCAAACAGCACCTCATAAGCGGGGGTTTCCATAAAGCCTCTGGAAATTTCCTCAGACTTCATAAAGCGTCTGCCGTCATCGCTCTTCTCGCCATAGGCGGTCTTAATAAAGTTCTCGAAGAACTCCATAATAAGAGCCCCATTCGGACTGGCAGCGATACTCTTAAGCTGAACATCGTAACCGCCCTTGGCGCTGGCCTGCATCTTTACGATTTCAGGCTTAGACAGATCGAAATAAAAATCTTCAGTTCTCTGAACGCCATACAGATCGGTATAAGTGATAGTTTCTTTAGTCATTGAAATTTTCTCCTTTCAAATAAAAAATAGGAGCCGCCAGCTTACCTGAATACGGCTCCATGATTCTACATATTAGCCATGCGGATTCTGAGTCTTATCGAACAGTTCGATAATCTCATCAGGCAGAGGCAGACGAGGCTCGACGCCATCACTACCACCATCGGTAGTCGGGTCTTTACCGTACAAGATTTCTTCCAACTGAGTCATAAACTCAGCACTAAACTTAGTGGAGTTAAAGGTCAGGGTAGCAGTCGGCTTTAACTTCTTGCCATTGACCAGCTTGTTGATGGAGACAGGCGTGGTGCTGATTTCCCAAGACAGAGTAGCTGCCTCAGGACTGTCATTGACAGTGCTATAGCCCTTCTCAGAAGGAGCAGCCAGACAACCGTAAACCAGATGCAGCTTATAGCCGTAGTCGTTCAGATCGGTATCGTTACCCAGAATAGTACGATATGCCAGACCGAAAGTCTTACGGGACTGCTGACCGGCATACATACCGGGCATGATCTCGACAGAACCATCACACTCGGCAAACTCATCGGGGTACATATATGCCTCGACAGTAGCGCCGAACTCCTCGTTGGAAACCAGATTCACATACTTGATGCTATCGGCGTAAATAGGGGAAGCCTCAGCACCGGAAGGGCTCTCGGTAACGGCAGTCAGACCATTCCATGCAACGCCCTTGTTATAAACGCCGCCGGTCTGCATCGGATAGAGAACACCATGGTCACAGCCGGTTTCGTACAGGCGCTCGCCAGTTTTATCCCAAATGATTTTAGACATAAAGATATTCCTCCTTATCAGAAATAGAGCGAGAAATTCCAGTGATTCAGATTCTCGCTTGCATAATATCGTTCAAATCGGCAGGTAGGTATAGAAGCCACCTTATCGACAAGCTCACTATCTGGGTCAGATTCAATAACAGTGACTGAATAGTGCCTGCGAGACAAATAAACCCCGTTATTTGCAAACGTATTCTCGATATCGTCAAAAGCGTAAACAATGGCGGGGTATTTCATTTTTACCGATGATGGTGGTTGAAAATAAGAACGACACTCCGATCCTTGGTTCGGACACGAGAGAATGTCACATAAAAGATTATGCAGTTTCAGTCGTCTGCTCATTATAAACACCTCCAACGGTCAATATCAAACGGGGATACTGAACTTCAACATTTGAAATTTTCCATTTAGCCCCCATATACTCAATAAATCTCATCGAATGAAAATTCGCATAAGCAAACGGATCGGCTACGATGCTAAACTCATTCGACACATTGAGGTTGTCGTTAAGGTTGTCCGAACTCTGATACTGTCGAGTATTCCGAATAACATCTCCGTAGTAATTACGAACAGTAATCTTCTCCCCCCAGACACCAGGTCGGATCTCCTCTATTACGGCATAGCCGATTGATCCGTAGAATTTACTCATTTTGAATTTTCTCCTTTAAGACTTAGGCTGTATGATCCTCGGAAACGGAAGATGCGGTTGTTACATCCTCTTCGATCGCGATTGCAGAATATACGCGAGTAAGAGCGCCGGAGCATCTGGTCTCAAGCAGGGACTTTTCCTGATTGAAGTCGATATCAAACTGTGTGAAGTGAGTAACCTCTCCACCCTTGGTTGCTCCGAGGGAGTAATCAGCCAGATTTGAGATGATGGAAACCAACTTCTTCTTTTTGTTGTCGGAAGTGGTTCTGGTCTTACCCTCGAACTGCTCCGCAGTATTGATGCTACCGACATTCAGTGCAGCAGCAAGTTCTGCCTTGGAAGAGTAAATACGTCTTCCGTTGATGTCTCTTGCAAGGAGCATCTGGTTGAGCATGTGCGGAGTAATGAACAGATCCGGAGTACCGGTACCCTTATAGTTCTCTCTTGCATACAGAACCGTATTGATCATAGCCTCTGCGATGATGTAGTTCTCACCGAAGTTAGCCGCAGTATTGGTTCCCTGAAGCTCTTTCTTAGCTGCTGCGATATCGAGATCCACATGAATAGTGTACAGATCATCATCCAGCCAAATCGGTCTGATGTGATCCGGGGAAATCTTGCCTTCATCGCCATCGTCTCTACCATCACCCAACATAATTGCAGTTGCCAGCTCTTCGTTAAGCATCAGACGATCGATGTTGTACAGATATGCCACATAGTCGAAATCAGTGATGTCGATGATATCATCTCTATGCAGCGCACTCTTTACGTACACAGTCTGAGGATCGGTAGTTCTGCGAACCAACTTGAAGTTGCCAGTCTGCTTCTTCTGTTTTCCCTTAGTATAGCCTTTAGCCTTAAGAGCATCGATGTTGCGGATGTCTACCTGGCTGGTTCTGATTCTGGAAATCGGACTCTTATGAACTTTGTTCATTACGGTTGTAATCCAACCCTGATCATTGGTAATCAGTTCCGGCGCACCAGGACGTACATCCTTGTATTCCGGGAACAGAAGTGTTACATTGCCGGTGCCATCCTGTACAAAGCCGCTAGCAAGGGCGTCATGCTGAAGTGCATTCTCATTAGCATAGATCTCCAGCGCTGTCTGGAATGTTCCTACCTGGCTTGTCTTTGCCAGCTTAAGGATTTCCTCCTGGTCTGCGTGAGACAGAAAGCTCTTATCATCGCGCTTGCCAGTGTCAAAAACGTTGTGTTTCATATTGTCATCTCCTCCTTTAGATTCATCATCCTCTTTTTTAGGATTTTCTTTGTCTACGAATTCAGCCATCATGGCGAAAACGGCTGTCTGCTGTTTCTCGTTCATGGATTTAAAAATGTCTTCGATAGTCTCAACCTTATCGTCTTTTTTCTCTCCATTATCTGATTTGTCATTAGGCTCGATTTTTTCTTTTTCCTTCTTTTTATCCGGCTTATCTGCGGAATGCTCCAACTGACCCATGATCATTTCATTATAGCCAATGACAATACCGGTTTCGCCATCGCCATGCATCATCACATCATCGATAAATGCTCCTGGATTTGCACCGGCTAATACCAGACTTACTTCTCTGATGATGCCATGAACAACATCGTGTCCAGCCTGTTTAAGCTGATTGGCAAAGATAGAAAGAGACTGTACGTCGCCATGTTTTACAAGTTCCCGTGCAGTCTTTCCTGATTCTGTATCATTAAATTCACAGAACGCATAAACTCCTTCATCTCTATTTTCGAGATGAGCTAATCCAAGCACATTCGCCGGATCGGCATGATTATGCATCCATACTAACGGGACTGTCTGCCCGTTCTGTGCTTTGAATGCGTCTTTTTTAATGACTCGTCCATCGGCACACTGAAGATCGTTTCTAGTGGCCCAGCCACCAAAGTCATACTTCATTTTGATTTTTACCTCCTGTATCTACTGTTTGTTTTGCTGGAATTACTGTCGTTTCTCTAGGATCGCTTAAATTGCTATTTCTTAATTCATCGGCCTTAGGATCATTAGATGGCTTCCATCCAATTACCTGTCTGATTTCATTTGATGTCGCAATTTCATTTCTGGTAAATTTATCAGAAATTTCAGCAAGATCAGCTACTGGCACAAGCTTGAATGGATCTCTAAAGAACATAATTGACTTGTTCTGTGAGCGTGCCGTCTTTGTTAACAATTTTCGCTTCATCTCATCAACAATCGCTGAAACGATAGGCTCAATCGTTCGGTTGTAATAATTCAGCATAGTCTTCTCGTCTGCGGTACCATCCAAGATGCTCTGAGTGATTCCTAACTGGCTGTAAAGCATACTCGTTAAGTATTCAATCTGCTTCATTAGATTGTTTTCC